ATCTAAAGCTGAAATAATTCCATAGGTTGTTCTAATTAGATTACCATCAGAATCAGTTCTTCCACCATCAGCTAAAACACCTTCAGCAGGATCTGAACCAAGATTACCAGCATCATATGCTGCATCTCCAAGACCTGTTCCACCAACTCTTTGACCAAACAAAAATGCTTTTTCTTTTTGCATTTTATGTTCTTGAGCTTTCATTCTACGAAGTCTAGCTAATTCAGATGACTCTCCTCTTAGTACTGCTGCTTCTAAAGTACCAGTAACTTGAAGAGGTGTTTTAAAAATTTGACAAGAATTGTAAACAACATCTAGTTCATCTGCCCATGCTTCTGGAGCTGAACTACCTTCACCATGTGCATTACCAATAACCATGTAGTAATCATCATTAACAAGATCGTAATCACTTCCACTTTCTGTGCTAAGAATTTTTACTTTGATTTCATCAGCATCAACTACACTAGAAATTATTGCTGTTGCTTTTTTACTGTCTTTTGCAGAATTCCATATTTCAACTACAAGACCTAAGTAACTGCTATCAACAGAACTTGCTAAACCTTGTATGTTGTCAATGTTAAGAGCTGCACTTTCGGTGCCGTTTGCTGCCAAAGTAACTGTTTCACCAGCATTTTGAAACTCTTGTTTTACCCAAGGATTACGATGTTCAAACATCTTAAAAGTTGGGTCTGGTACCTGACGTTGTTCCTGATTACTAATCATTGTAGTAAAAGGGGCAACGTCTGTCCATAGCTCCTTAGTGACCTGCGGATCTACGTAAAAATTTCGTCTATCCGTATAAAGCACACCAGAAGCTTTTAGTAGCTTTTCTGTAGCTGCCATTTGTAACTCCTACGTTGTATCTACTTATAGCCGTAAGTAGATGTGTTTTCTAGTTTACTTTATAACTTACCTTCCCAATAAAGCATCACTAAACATTTGTTCATCAGTTCTTGGTTGTTCTGCTTTGCCAGCTTGCACCGCTGCAGTTTTAGGCATAGCTAACCGTTCTGCTTGATTTTGCATTTGTTCAGTTCGTTGCTTTACGACTGGGTTTGGGTTCGTTCTTAATTCAAACAACTTAGCTAAATTATCTAAAGTAAGATTTTGAGGATTCTGCGACCACGATACAAACTCTGCTGCTTTACCTGTATCCCATCCAAAGTTATTTACAGCGTGGCTCATTGCCTGTCTCTGTACCATTTGGAGCTGTTGTTGTTGCATTTGTGCTTGATATTGTTGTTGCAGTTCTGCCTCACGTACTTGATCTTTTTCTTTTAAAAAGTCCAAATACTTATCTCGATAAGACTCTTTAGCTAATCGATACTTAAATGAATCACTATTCGGATCATTGTAAGCATCAACCTCATTGTATGAATGTGGTCTTTCAGGTGCTGTAGGCTCCTTCAATGAAGACTCTTGAAATCCTTGATTTGGGTATCCTTGAGTTTGTCCATCGGAGGGAGAGGTTTGCTGATCAGGATTATTCATCATTTGTTTATATTGATTTAATTCCTGACGTAAAGCATTTACCTCGCCCTTGGCTTTATCAGTCTGTGATTGCCAATATTCAAAACGAGTTGTGTCTTCTCTTGGGGAAACGTTTTCTGTTGGTTGTGACTCCGTAATTGATTCAGCCATTCCTGTCTGAGGGTTTAAATTCTCAGTAGGTATTTCCCCTGATGGAATGCTTGGGTTCTCCACTTGAAGTCCAGCATTCTCAACTTGAGGCTGATCAGCATTACGTGTTTCTAAGATATTCTCCATTTCTTTCCTTTATGTGATTTGGTTATTTCCAGCAACCACTTCTTCAATTTTTTTACGTAAGACCATGTCTTTTTAATTTTTCCATTATTTCTTCATCTGTATGTGCATACATCCACCCATCATCGTCTTTTCTATATTTTCTAATAACTTGCATCTTGTCTAATGGATCTTGAGAATTAACAAACTCTTTAAAACCTTTATCATTTTCAAAATAATGGTTTAATAAACCACCACTAAGTATCTTTAAAAAAGCATCTGTAGTTCCACCGCCCATCATATTATGCCACACGTAAGCACTATCTTGCATATACTTTTTTAATGCTTCGTTATTAGTTTGGTCGTTCACTATCTAAAATCTCCTGCCATCATTTGATTATCCATAGGCAATTCATTTTCAAAAGGATTTTCAGTTAACTCATACCATCTCGTTAAATAATCCCCAGCACCATATTCTTTAAAATCAGGATCTTTTTCTATTTGCTTATTAATTCTTTCTAAAGCCATTTTAGATCTTTTTAAATCTCTACCTGACTTATTGTATAAACTCTGCATTAAGGTATATGGCAATTCAGTTGTATCCATTGAACCATAAAGTTTATTTACTTTTGTAAAATGTTTATCCAGTTCAATAATATCAGGATTGTCCCATTCTATAGTCATTTCATTAGCCATTATTCCTCCAACATTAATAGTTCTTCATTCATTTCTCTGGCTGTATTTCTACGCTCATTAAAATCCTGGATGTCTTCTTTAGCTACTTTAAGCTCATCAGCTAAACGAGTTTTATATAGCTGTGATGCCATTTCAACTTTAGCTTCAGCTTTTGCAAGCTTCTTTTCAAATTCTTTGACCTCTACACGTTTACGATCATGTAAGGACTCCCTTTGTGCTGTCTGCAGATCCCCTTTAAGCTTTTTGATCTCATCGGTCTGTGCTTGGATCTGCTGTTGCATTTGTTGCATTTGACCAGCACGTTGCATCACGCCTTCCATGTCAGCAACATCGGTTTGTTTTAACACTTCAATTTGATCAATTAACCCAGAAGAGTATAACTGCATATAGTACTCAAACCTTGCCCAGCGATTTGATGGCAATGTTGACCCTGATAAAACAATCACATCATATTTACCAATCGTAATATCATTGACCTTGCCCATTAGATTGCCAACGTCATCATATAACGGACTGTTAATTTCCATTTGCAAAGGACGATTATTTGGTTGCATTAATCGAAAGACTTTTTGATCGGTATAAACATATTGCACTAAGCTCACAACAGATTTAGCCAATTGATTAATGCATTCTTCAATATCATCTCTTTTTGATTTAATTCTTCTTTGTCCGTACTCATCTAAAGCTACCGTTCCTTTATAGGTAGACGGTGCCTGTGCCTGTCCACCTTGCATTAAAGCATATATGCCTAAAATGCGTTCAATATCTGCTTTAGCATCGGCTTCATTTTTATATAATTCATTTGGCAATGGCACGGGTCCTGCGACAATTGGTTGTCCTAACTCTGGATCAAACTCAATAACAGCCGTACCAGCTTTACCCCATTCTTCTTCTAAGTGCTGCTTATTCATACTCCCTCTTGGAATCAGCAGTTTTACATTGGTCGAGCTTGAGGCATGAGCTACAATTAAAGATCGAATCTTATTAATATACTCCTGTAATCCTTTAACCAGTCTGACATCGCTATTGGGATAAGGGTTGCGATTAAACCCATTCATAAATGGCACGATTGGATAATGCTCAACAGGTAAGTCAATCATATAGAGTTGCACGTCTCCGACACTTACGCATTGTTGTATTTGAGTTATCTCAATTTCGTTTACCATAATTCCACCATCATCGATTAATTCTTTTTTAGTTAAAATGTCGATAACCGTAGTCGAGTTTGAAATAGATCCTGCATGCTCTTCGCCTGCCATTGGTGTTGGCTGTCCTGTTTGAGGATCAAGCATTAAATGATACGTTGATCCAATCTCTTTGGCTATTTGCATATAACTATTTACATTGGCTTTATCCGTAAAAATTGATTGTTCTCCAGCATTGGTAATTAGAACAATCGGCTCTTGTGTATACGCTTCATAATCAGGTTCATTTAAAACCTTTTGTTCATTACTCAAAGGATCATAAACTTTAAAGTATGGACTCTTGATTCGTGTATAGCGTTCAAATAGCTCTAATTCTCTTTCATCGGTAATCGATGTTCCAGTCATTCGTCTTTTTAAGGTAACATCTTCGTCTCTTAATGCATATCGTGATTCAGAAACGGTATTTAAATAACTGGTTTCTGCAGTTTCTTTTATTTGTTCTGCAAACTCTGGATAAGTTTCGATCAATTGAGTTTGTGTAACAATTTTGCCAATAATCATATGAGCAGCATCACGACAAAATGGATCCTTACTTGCAGGATCAATAAACAATTCTAAGGGATCAATCGCTTTTAATTTGACCTCGCCTGAGCCAAAGTCTGCATCAGGGTCGATATAGGTCATCATCACACCCATGCCTTTTACATAATAATCATCTATTGCCTGCTTCAGTTCCACATTACCATTCGACTGATCCCATATATATGCCATAATATCTGAAAACATTCTGCCGACTTTTGCATCGCTGTTTTCTCTGGCTGTCGA